GTTCCAACATTGAACGCCAAATACTATCGTCTACTTTTAAATTCTCAATACTTAGAGGTATCTCATATTTGATCATCATATCTACAGCTACAACCATTGCGTGAATCTCGTTAAAAATAAATTCGTTTTTACTCGCACTATAATCTTCACATACGTCTATAACTATATAATCAGCTTCATTAGGAACTTCAAATACGGCTCTTCTAGGAGCCCAAATATTATGTCTATCAACATAAAAGTGTGGATATTCTACATCTTGCTTATATTTCTTTCTACTGTTATATAAACTTTCTACCGAGCTCATTGTTTGAGCGTTTCTAATCATTATCCCTTTAGGTTTTTCGAGTCGTCGATTACCCTCTACTATAAAGTGATAAATATATTCTGGATAATTAACTTCTTGGCTAGAAATTGTGTACTTTATAGTTGTTACATCTTTCCAAATTGGAACTTTTTTATTATTTTTTTCGTTATCATCACTATCATCTTCCGGTTTAGGTGCTGGTGTAGTTTTGTCTGGATGATATGGAGGTCTAACAAAATATTTAACACCTCCACCTGGTCCATCATGATAAGAGTGTTTGATTTTATACGGCGGACTTCCTGTTGCATTATTTGTATACCAGTTTTGATCCACACCATACCAATAGTCTTTTGTGCATGGCCCTACTACAATGTTCACATGACCTGCCCAACCACCAGTCCAAACACCCCAGTCGCCTGGTTGTGGTACAAAATCTTTTGTATTTCTAATTATCTTGAAATCTCTACCTCTATAATTGGATTTTTGAGCCATAGCATCAGCATTTCCCCATGTTCTAAACCCCCAATATTTATCGAGTAAATAATTAGGTAAATCCCAGCATTGTGCTCCCATTCCAGAACCAGGTACATCAATAGCTATTTTATTTTTAGCGATATACAAAGCCCACTCTACTACTTCACTAGCTGTAGGCTTTCTATTTTTCGGATTAGGTAATCCCATGTATGCACCTCATTTCAATCAAAATAAAAAGCCAGTGCCGAAGCACTGACTCTTAACTGTTATTTACATTTACCAAACCAGAAGCACGCCCAGAAGCTATATCCTAAAATCCCTTTAAGCATGGTAATCACCTCCTTTAAATACCAAAAACAGTTCTTAGTAAAGCTATGACAATCGTACTGAAGATAGTCCCTATCAAACCTAGAATCCACATTTTTATGTCTCTAATATTCTTGGCATTCTTTTCTTTATTCTTTTCATCTTCTACCTTGTCGCGCTTTAATTCTTCAAAATTTCTATCTAATTTGTCATAAATCTTTTCTTGCGCTCTAAGACTATCTTCTATTCTGTCGAATTTTTCAAACATAGTCTTATCATTTTCTTCTAATCGCGTTAAACGCCAATCTTGTTCATGTCGTTTGGTAAAACCAAACATTACGCCACCTACTTTTTGTTAAATTAAAAAGCCACAAGCATTACACCTGTGACTTTTCATCTTTTGTTTCTGGATATTTTTCTCCAGTGATCAATGCATATTCTTCTTTGTCGATTACACCCATGTCTACGTACCACTTAATTTGGTCATTTTTATAGCAACCCCACACATAAAAAGTTTTAATGTCCTTGAAAGTTGGATAAATCATCTTAATTTTCTCCATTTAAACGTCCCCCTCAGTACTTGTTTTGTTAGTTTTCAGTTCAGTCAACTGTTGTGTTAACATAGCGTTTTGTTGAGCTAATTCCATTGTTAATACGTTTACTTGTGCCACCTGCATTTGCATACTCGCAACCATTCCGCGAAGTTCCTCATCACTTAAATCTGACGCACTTTGTTGGTTTGATGCATTCGGTACGTCTTCTTTTTCGAAATTGCTATTGTATTTAATTTCGCCGTTAGTGAAAACAAACTTTCTAGGTTCGAACTCTTCTTTAAATTTAATAGGCACATTGTTATCATCTACATCTAAACTATTGCGTAATCCGCCAGTATTAACGTATCCGATAACTTCGTTTTTATCGTTTACTGTGATTTTCATTATTTCCACCCCACAATTTTATTTATCGTAACTCTGTTTGCATTAGCACCAGAACCTGTTTTACTGCCTAAATCAAGGTACACATCGTTATCGATTTTTAACGTCGTACCACTTTCTTTAGTTATTAAGCATTCATAACTACCACCACCGTTACCGTCTGAGTCAACTACATTTGTTTTACTTAATTGAATCGCATTTGGTATAGAGGTTAAACTGAATGCTTCAATAACACCACCTGGATAAGTACCGCTTATGAATAGAATTGCATAATTTGTATAAGCTTCGGTTAAATTAATCCTTGTTCCTACACCGTTTGCAGCACCGTCGAATAACACGGCTGTTTTGTGTTCGTTAGGTGTAGCCCATTGTGAATCTAATCGACCATTGGTGATTGATCGTGTATAAACTTTTTTAGAGTTTGAAGGTGTGAAGTTAAATAGCTTGTTTGTATCATCTTTAACGAATACCGATAAATAACCCTCATAACTTTCAACGCTACCTGGTAAATCCGGCACTCTTGTTGCATAGTAATTACCAGCAGTTAAATATCCCAAATCGCCTTGCGCATTATTTAAGTTAACTTGAATCGATTGACCATTCGCCTCTGTCATCTTATGTTGTTGCCAGCTCGTTGTTCCGAATTTATCATCTACATACTGCTTAGCTTGATTTAAAGCGTTGTTAGACGTTTCTTCAACAAATTGCTTAGTTAAGTTTCCATCATTCTTTTTATAAAACGGGTACCATGTGCCGTAGATTTTGTATTTTGTGTACTCATCGTTTGAATCGTCTGGGTACCATGTTGCACGAGCAGTATTATTATCAACAACATAAACAACTAACACACCAGATTTGCTTGATGTATAAGTTGATTCATCGAACGAAGAACCGTCATCAACACCATCTTGTCCAGGCTTCTCTAACGTGCCTATATCCGTCTTTTCTGGCGCATCTGTTGCATTAGTAATATGAATAATCCTAGATGTGTTAACTGCGCTTAAAACGCTATCTATGGACTGCTCATACGATTCAATTGCTTTACCGTAATCATCTGTAAGTTTAGACTTTTGCCAATTCGTTGTTGAATTACCTTTAACAAGGTCAGCGCCATTGATTTGTTGTTCAACTTCGTTAACACGTTCAAAAATCGCTTGCTCTTTTTCAACTATTTTCTGGAACTTGCTATTTATATATTGAACGGCTTTGTCTTGTGTTGCTGTAATCATCTGTACCGCTTCATTTTGTTTGATTTCTAATCTTTGAATACCTTGATTAATACGACTATCAATTTCAGTAACCAACGATTTTGTATCACTCAAACTTTTCTTTAAGTCCTCAACTTCTTCTTTAACACTTTCTGTTAAGTCCTGAATTGATTTGATATAAACTAGCTTTGTTTTACCGTCAAAATTACTAATTAGATCATTCTGGATATTGAAGTTAAATTGACGTTCTACAATTACGTTATTGCTACCGTTTTGAGTAAAATATGCTTGCGCATGTACGCGTCCAGTGTATTTTAAGAACTCATTCGGGATAACGTATTGCATTCGTCCGTTAATTGCATCAACAATTGTAAGTTCATCACTAATATAAGCGCCGTGTTCATCGTCGAAGTTATCCGTCTTAAGCACAATACTAGTCATCGCATTATGTTTGCTGATTGATAACGGCTTATTATTCTTAGTTACTGCAAAATTTAAAACACCAGTCCCTCTATCTGATTCATAGAAACTGATGTTTGTGTCAATAATTGGATTATATTGTGATGTTGTTTGTAACTCGATTAAGTTATCGTCTTTCGAAAAATTATCTACTACCATTACTTAACCTCCTCGCCTTTTATAATGCTCCAACCGCTATTGCCACCAGTTCCAAAGTTTCTAACTAAAAATTGATGTGCAGATGCAAAGTTATTACGTCTTAATACTTGTGTTGTGTTGCCTGGTGTATTTGATTTCACCTCTAACACCCAACCTGCAATACCTTTAAAGTCTTTAGGAAAATCAGTAAATCGTTTTGATTCTTCAGTAGTGATATAGAAGTCTAGGCCAACGATTTTTAAATCAGATAGCTTAGTAATACTTTTCGGAATATGTTCCCAATATCCAGCACTCTGCGGGTTAAAGTTCCATGAGCCGTTGTTTTTCTTGTTAAAGATGTCGATAACACGCTCAAATTTGAGCATATTTCTACCTGTGCTATTTCTAGTGAGTACTTGTCTTACCGCACCGTTATAATGTCCAGGTAATACATCAAAGAACCAACCTGCATCCCTAAATTCTTTAGGTAATGGAAAGTCTAGCGCATTTTGCGTATCTTGAGAGTATAAGTAATAGTTACCAACCTCAGTAACATCACTTAAATATGCTGGGTTTTGCACTGGTAACGGTTTAACACGTCCACCTGAATCAGTCATTGATACTTGAGGTGCGATGTTTTTTAAGAATTGGTTTACACCTCTTTGACCGATAGAATAAATTGAGTGATGTCTGTTGTTACCTGGTCCAATAGTTACCCCAATTAAAAGCGCTTTGCGTCCTGTTTCTAGATCGTAATACATGTCGAGACCCTCAGCTTCTTGGAAGTCTCCTTTAAAGTTATTATTCACACCGCCTATATCGATACGACGTTTAAACAATAATTCCTTTGTTTTGACGTCGAATCCTTGTAAGTAATTAGGATTAGCCGTATTCGAATCACCCGTGTACCAATACAAGACACCTGCATCATACGCAATACCTTGCATAGGTTGCGTTAATGAAGAATATTCCATTGGTATATCCATTTGATACAAAATTTTGTCTATACCTTTGTCGATATCGTCAGCACTTCTAACTTCAATGAAATTCAATGAATTCTTAGCTTGTTGTTCAGAAGCTTTATATTCACGTCTAAAAATCATTAAGTTTTCTACTGGATTATAAATTGCTGACGTATATCTATCATTAAATATATTTGGCATGACGTCTTGCATTTCATTGCCGTACGTTATCTCTCCAGTTCTATATTGGAAACGTACAAACTTGTTGTTTTTGTTACTGTCCAATACAGCTGAATAAATCCATAATTCTCCATTAATGTATCTATACGCATTGTGTGTACCGTGACCGCCATTTTTAACAAGCAATCTATCAATAAATTGTCCGTTGGGCTTCAATCTAGATAACATGTAATGATTGCCTGGACGCGCTTGTGTCATATAAATAATTTTTGTTTTAGGGTCTACCCAAAATGATTGCATTACTGCGTTAGTGTATGGCGATAAGTCAGTGATAAATTCTGGTTCTTGCTCTTTCGGTTCGAATCGATATTCAGTTGCTCGATATTCTTTGTAGTGTTCATCTACAGCTTTCTCGACTTTTTTAGTGAAAGCATCTAGTGTTGAATAATCATGATACAAACGATCTTGTAAAGTTTTGTGACCATAACCAGTATTATCAACACGTGCATCTGTTACTTCATTAATACCGTCGCCGTTATGACCTAGAATCATATTGCTAAAACGGCCATTTAGATATGTTAAAAAGTCAGAGACACTACTAGTAACTTGTAAGTGTTCATACTTAATTTGCTCTCCATTATGTGCAAATACCTCTTTATTTCTATGGTATTCAAGAGAGAAATTTAAGTCAGTAAGCATATCTGAAATGAGTTTGAAATTATATTCGTTCTCATCCACATACCTGTAATCGAAAACTCTGCTTAAATCTGTAATTAGTTTATTACTCATGTTTTCCTCCTTTATTATCCATAAAACTGATAATAATTTTTAATAAGTTCATACATAATAACTTCATGGCCTCGTTCATTCGGATGTAACCCGTCAGGCATGCTGGATTTTCTAAATGCAGGATTATAAGGTTTGAAATAGTCTGTATGATATGCATCATATACAGGCACGTCTAATTCACTGCAAGCCAAAACTTGAGCATTTACATAGTCTTCAAGTGTTAACCCTAATTTATTTTTATCCGTGTCTTTACGGCGTATTTTAGTGCCATCCATAGGACATTGTCTTGTAGCCGTCATAACTAATATTTTAGCTTGTGGGTTATTTTCTTTTATAACGTTAATAGCACTACAGAAAGCGCCATAAAAGGTTTTTAAATCTATTTTGCTATCTCCAATCGGTACTCCTTGCCAATAACCGTGAAGCCAGTCGTCATCAGTACCTTGAACTATGATTAAATCACCTCTTATTTGTTCTGCCTGACGATATATACTGTTTTCTGTTTTGTCTGTACCAATTGGCACGGTAGCCATCGTAGCACCACCCCTTGCAAGGTTCGTTGTTTTAGCTTTTAACTTTTTACCTAACATTTCGGTGAAATTTGTTTTCGCATGTGATCCTCTAGCTACAGAATCGCCAATTGTTCCAATTGTTTTTATATCTTTAATATTTGATTTATCTACAAAATCATGAACGATAGTTCCGTCAGATGTGGTTACAGTTTTAGAACTCACTTTCTTTTGCTTATCTTCAATCAAATCTGTTTTACTCATTAAATCAAGTGTGGATTTAGCTATCGATGCAACTTTAGATTTTAAGTTTTCTGCCGCTTTACTAGGGTTGGAAAGGTTAACGTCATTCAATCCAGAAACATAATTAGCTGCAGTATTAACTTTTTTCATATATCGTTGTTCTCTATTAAACTCACCAAGCGTTACATCTTGCTTCACAATTACATTGTTTATATCCCTAATCGTTTTAATTTCTACTATACGCACTAGGTCGTTAAGTCCTAAAACAGTAGATTTTATTTGAACTATATCCCCAGGTTGTGGGTCTGCTTCAGGATAAGCTTCTCTTAACACCAAAAAGTCCAAAGACAAAGATTGTTTTAAAGACTTTTTTAATCTTGATTGTAATTCTTTATCCATAGTTTCTTGGTCAGTAACTTTGCCGTCTTTAAAAGGTTCTGCGTGTATATCACCGTATATTTCAGCTAATGCACTTCTAGCTTCCATTACGAGCCCAGCGTGTTCGAATGTTTCTTCTCCTGAATAATTACCATATCCTCTGATAAAAGTTGCGAAATTACTTGCATCTTCCTCGAGTTTTATAGCGTTGGCGTTGACTTCGTCAGAAATAAAATAAGACGCTTTTTGATTTGCAAAAGGCGTCAATACAAACTTATATCTGTCTTTCTTTTTGTCATATGTGATCTTATATTCTAATCCAAAATGTTCTAAACCTTTTTTAAACATTTCTAACCTTGTGTCACCTTCACCGCCGTTTTCAAACTTTGAAGACTTAACTTTGCCCTCGACTTCAAAAAGCATTCCAGTACCTTGAAATACAATGTTAAAATACCTTTCTACTGTAAAAGAACCTGTTACATTAACATAAATCCTGTCAATCATTAACTTGTCTATGGGAATCTCTCTAGCAGTACATTCAACCAGTTGTCTGTCGCCTTCTGATTTCCTATCAATGACAGTTATTACATATTCTTTCTTGTCATTTTCACCTTCGACATGACTAACAATCCATCTTTTCCCTATAGCGTTAATAACTTCATAAGTGTATTTGTTTTCGAGAATATCAAAAGTTAATACACCGTCAGCATTAACTTTTTTCACTAAAGTTGTTTCTACTGGTACAGGTACGCCATTACCTTTAGGTGGTTTAATAGTTATTGTCATTCTGACACCTACTTATAATAAAATTTCAAATCAAACTGAACTTTTTGTACCGTTTGATTAAACTCAAATTTATTAGCTCCGTATTTAAATTTTGGTTGAGCTATATTCGTTTCGGTACTTATTTCAACACCGTTTTTATAAACTCGGAAGCTATCATAAACAATTTTGTCTCCAGCTTTTAGTTTGATTCCTTCGATTTTCATTATTTCAGCATGCGTTAAGTTCCATACAAATGATTCTGTATCTTCGCCTAAAATAATTGTTATCTTTTTATACATGTTGAATTGGTCATTCGGTGCAGTACCATGATAGTAAACTGTATCTTTACTTACGTTTTCAAACGTATACTGGCGCTTATCTCCGCCTGCATGCCAATCGATATTAAAATCAAACGACCACAATCCAACCTTTTTGTTTTCTTCTAGCTCTAGGCTTGTGCCAATACTTTCGCCGTATGGTAGTTCTGTAGTTTCGAATTTTAGTTCAAAAGAAACTTTATTACCTTTTTGTTTAGGGTTTATAACTCCGTTAAAAATAACTTTATACTGCTTACCATTTACATAAATTTGTTGATCGTGTCTTGAATATTCATAATCCGGGAAGTTGTTTTTATCTAATTTCACGTAATCATCAGAAGTAGGTTGTGTAAACCTGTAATTCAACTCTTCTTTTCTTCTGATTTCTCGTAAATACATTGGTTCTATGTCTGTCGTTAACGAATACAACATATCTCGCATATAAGCAATGTCTGAACGATTTTTTACTTTACAAAAACACGGAACAACTATATCTCTACTGATATAATTGCTCCCCATTAGTATGCGACCGTTCATGTTTTCTTTATCTTGATACTTTGTGTTGATTTGCATGCTATCAATTACTATATCGTTAACGATAAACCCGTATTCACTTAACCTGATTACAGTGCCATCTTTTTTAGTTAATTCTATGTCCATTTGTAACCTCCTTTATAAGTAATACTCAGAATTGCGTTTAGCATTTCTGCCGTTAACAATACTAGTAAGTGCGTCGTTATTAATATCAAGTTCAACTTTTACAGTTTTCATGTTTGGCGATGTTTCAATTGAATGTGTGTGTTGGACTTGTGCGTTGATATTGCCAACAAGATTGCTTAAGTTACCAGTAATACTAGAAATGTCAGGTGCATTTAACGTAGGTTGAAATGCATCAACTACTTTATCAGCAACATTAGAAACGTTACGAATAACTTTACTTGAATGATTATCTATACCTTTAACGAAACCTAGCATTGAATACATACCAACATCCATGAATTCACGTGAAGGCGAGTGAATACCTAGCGCTCTTTTGGCTGCATTTAAAGCACCTTTTGCTACACTAGCTGCTTTTTCAGCTAAGTCTCTAGCCATATTACCAATACCTCTCATCAAACCACGAATCATATCAGCACCTGCCGATACAAAGTCATCCACAAAGCTTTTAACTTTATTCACCGCATTTGTCATACCTTCACTAACTTTATTTACAACGTTAACGAATCCTTGAATAACTCTATTAACAAAGTTAATTAGCGTACTTGTTATAGTAGATACCCATTGCATACCTTTAGTGACAATGAAGTTCCAAGCTTGAGACATTTTGTCTGATATAGTTGATACAACTTGTGTGAATATACTTACTACTTTGTTCCAAATAGTTGTTAAAATACCAGATAAGAAACTCCAAATTGTATTCCAGATATTTGAAATAAAACTCCATGCCGCTTGTAACGCAGTAGATATAGCTGTAGTGATAGCGTTCCAAACTGCCGTTGCTACACTCACTATTGTGTTCCACAACGTTTGTAAGAACGTCCAAATAGCGTTCCAAATAGTCATTGCGATAGTCATGATTGTTGTAAACACAGTAGTTATTACAGTGACTAACAAATTCCAAATCGTAGTAGCGATTGTAATTATCGTGTTCCAGATTGTACTTAAGAATGTCCAAATAGCTGTCCATATCGTCATAACTATTGTCATTATCGTCGTGAAAACAGTTGTAATGATTGTAACTAAAAGGTTCCATACTGTTGTTGCAATAGCGATAATTCCATTCCATAACCCTTGTAAATAAGCGACTATTTGATTCCAAATAATCATTATAAAATTGTATACATTTAATACCGCTGTAGTGATAGCTTTTAAAATAGCATTCCATACAACCGAAGCTACAGTTTTCAACACATTCCAAACTGTAACCATAAATGTTTTTATCGCATTCCAAGCATTTATAATAAAGTTTCTGAATCCTTCATTTTTATTCCACAATAAAACGAATATAGCTATTAATGCAGCGATTACACCAATAACTATTGTTATTGGACCACCTAAAATACCAAACACAGTTACTAGTCCTGTGATAGCATTTCTAATTAATCCAATCTTACCGAATAACAATTGGAATATAGCTGTAACTAATTTTATTGGACCTTTTAATGATGTCATTGCCTTACTTAATACTAAAGTTCCTGTTTTAGCCCAACCAAACTTAGTTACTAATGCAACTAATCTTGCTGCTAATGGTCCTAAAAAGTCCATTACCGCTAATATTGGAGCAATTAAAAATCTAAATGCACCAACTAAAGTTATAATGACACCAACTAATTGTGCTGTAGCTGGATGCGCCTCAAACAAGTTAGCTATCCAACCAGTTATTGCTACTGCAACGCGTAATACTGCACTAGCTATAGGAGCCATCGCTGTTGCGAATGCAACTAATCCTCTTGCAATGTTCCCAATTAATTGCATTATTAGTGGTCCATTTGTTTGTATATAACTGACAAAGTCTTTAAAACCTTGAGATTGACCGACTTGTTCAGACCATTCTCTAAACTTAGCCGTCATTTGTTCAAGAGATTGGAATATGCCAGTTGATGATCCACTGAATGCATTCATCAAATTGTTAATTCCAACGAAAACATTTTTAAAAATATTACCAATGATAGGTAAGTTTGTTTTTGTGTATTCAATAAAACGAGTTATCGAATTTTCTCCAGCTGCACTATTAGCCCAGTTAGAGAAAGATTGACCTAATCTATCCAACCAATCAGCCGACCATTGAAACAGTGGTGCTAATTGTGTGAATACATTGACTAATCCATCACCGAAACCGCCTGCAGCACTTAATAGCTTGTTAAATACCGAAACACCAGTTGTATTCATCATGTTGAAGAACCTTGATGCTACACTGCTATTTTCAGCCCATTTAAGCACGCTTTGAGACGCTTCTTCCATTCCTCTTGAAATACCACTAAAAAATGGTTGTAAGCTCTGCATTGCAGTTTTAACAGTATTTAAACCATTTGCAAGAGTTGTGAAGATAGCGGATTGATTTTGCTTTATAATATCAGTCCATGCTGACTTTACGCCATCTAACGCTTTTTTGTATTCGTTTGTTGCTGAGCTAGCTTGTAAAGTGCCATCATTAAGCATCTTTATAGCGCTGATAGCCATTGCGCCAAATGCTACAAAGCCAGCGCCGGCTATTGCTACCGCACCACCTAAAGCAAGTACACCGCCAGTTAACACTTTGATAGCGTTTAATAGCGCAAATACTACAGGTACTACGCTCGCTATTACAGGTATTAAGATACTAAAAGATGAAGTTAGTAATCCACCAACCATATTAGAACCTACAGTACCGAACACACGGAACATATTAGCTAAATTCCCCATCTGTCTTTGGAAATTGTCGTTTGCTTTTATTATGTAGGCATAAGCTTTCTTTAAACCATTAGTATCGACATCTACCTTTGTTGTTTTTTTGTTTGGCAATGCGTCTAACGATTTTTTAAACGCATAAATTGTTGGTATAGAAAGCCCTGTATCTACATCAAGTCGAGATCTAGTTTTGTTCGGAATACTTTTAAGTTCTTCTTTAGTACGTTTGATTTTAGAGTTAGCAACACCATTGTCCACGTCTATAATAGCTTTGGCTTTAGACCTATTTAATGCTTCAAGACTAGCTTTAGATACTTTTAACACTCGATTGAATTTACTGTTATCTGCATTGACGTCAATACTGATACGCTTCTTTTCTAGTTCGGATAACTTAACTTCTGCTTCAGCGATATCTTTAGTTAACTTTTGTTTTTGTAGTTTAACCTCAGGGCTAGCTTCTTTGGAGTTAAGTTTGTCTAGTTCAAAATTTGATTCTAATATCTTTTGTTGTAAGTCTTGTATACTAGCATCTAATTTAGCTTTTACATTTTTGTTGCTAAAGGCATCTAAAGACTTTTTAGCAACCTTGATAGTTTTTTGTAATTTTTTATCGTTAGCGTTTAATTCAACATCTTTAGTTTGATCTGCTACTCGTTTAAATCTTTGCACAGACTTAACCGCACTATCAATTTGCCTTTTGAATTTGGCTACACTAGCTTCAATAGTCGCTTTAATTTTATATTCCGTCACATTAACACCTCTCTTTCTATCGCTTATTAAATTCTGCTATAACTTTAAAGAATTCATTATTTTGTGGTTCGTATTCATCACGTTCGCTGCTAAATCTTATATCTTTACCTTCGTTAAGCCGTTGGATATTTTCTTCATAAGGCAATACGTCGTTTGCATTGTTAAAAACATATTCCTCTTTAGGTTTATTTTCTGTCCCAACATTTTTAGTAGCTGCAGCATCACGAATAGCAAACGCAAGTTTGTAACGTTCGAATTCTTGGGTTAGCATTTCATACTCTTTCGCATACATTCGATAGTTATATTCTGTTAATGTCATTTGCTCAATAACATTTAAATCTGTAATACCAAGTGTTGACATACAAGTGATAACGATTCTGTCGTAAGTTATTACGCTTCCGCTGGTTTCTCTTCCGCTTCCACTACTTCGACTAGGTTTCGGGTCATAGGTCGCTTTCCCAACTCCGTTAAAATATCCGAACCGAATTCTTCTAGTCCGATATTTTCTGCGATTTCATCTAATGCTTCATCAATGTTATTAATAGTAATTGCTTGTTTTTTTAAGTGAGATGTAGCTGCGATTAAAACTTCGCCAATCACAACCGGATTTCCACTTTCTAAACCTACAGGCAACATTGATACACCTTGACCGATAGAAGCTTGTTCAACTTTTAAACCTAATCGGTTATCGATTTCTCTTAAAAATTTAAAACCAAAACTTAATTCTAATGACTTTCCGTTAATTTCTACATTCATAACTTAAAATCTCCATTCATGATTAATTTAAACAAAATAAATAGGGCTTAACGCCCTATTTTTATACCTCTCCTGGTGTAACCGTTGATGAATCTACCTTAGGTTGTGGAATTGCTGTTAAATCTTCGCCAGTTAACGCATCTGCTTTTGTAGTGTCATGGAATCTGTATCCAGTCGCCTTAAGTTTCTTTGTTACAGCCTCAGGTAGTGTTGCAAATCCACGTTGGAAACGACCATTCACTCCATATTCATATTCATATTCATCAATACCGTTAGCTTCTGCTTTTAATTCAAATTTATTGTGGAAACCTTGGAAATATTTCGCTTTAAATTTAGTGGCATCTCCATTTTTGCCTGGTATTCTACTTTCAACTTCCCAAGCCTCATACAATACGCGATCTACAACTGCATCTTCAATTTCATCTGCAAAATCGTCACCATAAAACATTTTAGCAGTACCAGACATTGTTGACTCAACAGAACCACCAGTGTTATAAGAACCGTCCATTGTATCCTCTGTATCTGTATCAGCTTCATGTGATAAGCCGTATTCAGTTAAAAAAAGCATTTTAGTAGCATCTACTTTTTCGCCAGCTTTTCTAAATAAAATAATACGATCATTACTATTTTTCATATTTGCCATTCAATATTCCTCCGTTTTTTAAAATGTTTTGTAAGATATCGTTACTGATGTGTGTATCAATTCTTGATTGGTAGTATCATCAACTAACTGTGTGATGTTAGTATCATCTTCTTCAAAGTCATAATCGTTTGTTTTAACGCTAGGTGTTAAATCATCAATACATCTTTTAACAAGTCCGTCATGATGTCCTAAATCATCACTTACACTCCAAATATCAATAACTAAATTCGTGTCACCAGAATAACTATCAAACGTGTATTTACTTCTGTTTGACTCCGGCATTTTTATTACAAAAAAAGGATACGGAATCTCTTGTTGCATCTCTTTACGAGAAATAACAGGGAATCCATATCCTTGTAGCATTTCATACGCTTTATTATAAAGTTGTAAGTTCGGTGTCATGCTTTTATCTCCTATTCAAACAACGCTTTCAATTCTTCTACAGTTGATTTTCTTATTACCTCATATACTGGCCACATAAAAGGTTCTGCCTCCATGTATCGAGTACCAAACTCTAAGAAACCACTATAAGCTGCATGCGATGTGATAGTGTATTGCAAATCGCCAGTTTTTTTATATCTGATATTGCGTGATAAATTACCAGTCCAATAACCCTTATTCATTACTTCTCTAGCTTTCAATTTAGCTCGTACTACATATTCTTTGGCGTTTTCCTGTAAAATATCATCAACATCATCATCAATGTTGGTTTTCATATCGTGAAATTGGTTTAACAGTGCGTCTAATCCATCTATATTCATCAATTGACCTCTTCGATATAATATGACGTTTCGTGTCTGTATATCCTTGTATCAACTATCTTGTAGCGAATGCCATTAACCAACACGTGGCTAACAGGGTAAGATATTGATTCTTTTATCCTCAGAACACTTACATCGTTTTTTACATCACCAAATTCAAGTTGCTTTCTTGCTCTAGAAATGGGGTTAATATTGCATGGTATCGCATCATAAGTGATTAGTGTGTTTTCTTTTTTGCTAGTTTTAGGATTGTAAGTTGCTACTTGTTCTAATTGAAAAATAACTCTATCTTCATATCTCAAAAGAACACAGCCCTTCCTTTTTTAGTTCTCGTTCTAGCATTAAAGTAATTATCAATAATAGCTTCATACTCCTTGAAATCGTTCAATTCATACGCATTGCTACGTCCGTCAACCGCTTCTGATGTCATACCTTCAGCACCAATCCTGTTGTAGCGTTTAACTGCAACTTCTTTAATCATGTAACTAAACCTTTCCGGTATTTGTTCAACTTCAATAGGTAACATTGATAACAACTGGCTTTCACAACTTTTTATAATTTCCTCTAATTGTTCATCTTGCTTTTCATCTTTAAGGCCAATACGTTTTTTTACATCAGCTAGCGTAGTCATATAACCACCTACTCTAGCGACTCAAAAGTGTTGATAATTTCAGCTTTTGTTTGTTTTTCATCAACTTGTAAGCCAGCAACACTTGCTATTTCGACAAGTTCTTTTTTGGTTAATTTGTCATTTACAATGTAAATCATTTGTTCGTTGCGTTTATTTTCAACACTAGCTAAAGCTTTGATACGTTCATCTGTAGGATCATAACCTTTGCGAGGGTAGACATGCCCTTTCATATAGACATGTCTGTTATCTTCTAAATCTGTAAAATCTACTTTAACAATTCCAATGATTTCGGGCATGTTACCACTCCTAATTATTTATTAAACTTCTCCTGGATTTGAAGATGGTTTTGCATCAGCAGGAACTAACTTAGCAAACGCTTTATCATCAGCGATATGCAATGCTACATGCATAGTTGCACGTAATGCCACCATGTCTTGTTCAAACAAGTTTACAGGTGTTCCATCTTCATTTTTGACTGTAGATAATTGTGCAGTTTCATCGATTTTGTATTCAATTAATTGAGGGATACCGTAAATCAACTTATCGAAATCACCAGTGATTAACTCACCACGTTTTAAGTTGCTTGATTTAAGGTTAACCACAGGTAGACCATCTAACGTATCACTGTTACGGTCATAAATACGTTCTTTCGTTTCAGGATCTACAATTTTACGTAACAAGCTTCTGTTTTGTGTTTTTGAGATAAACGCATTTGCTTCTAATTCGTCATCTTCAAGTAATGCCTCTAAATCAATAATGTTATCTTGTGTGAAGTCACCTTTAATAACCTTATTAGTTTTTTCAATTGATTGTGCAATTGATTTACCGAATGGATTGTTACCTTGATTCAAAATACCCGCTTCATCAAATTTTTTATAGAATGCTTCAGCAATCATAGGCTTCATTTCTTCAAAGAATTGTGAATAAGTATAATTCAAAAATTCTTTTGTTACAGGTAAGATAACCCCTAATTTAAACGCTCTCATAGTAGCATTAACCCATGTAGCTTTAGATGTTTCGATTTTTTGACCTTCACCTACCCAGTAAGCACCTGGTTTATCAGCCCAAAAAGTAAACTTCTTCTCAGTACCTTCCATTGGTTCGTACTTACCTAATTGCATAATTTTAGAGTTTTCCATAACCTCTTGTAAGATGGGCGTTGTGAATTCATTCATCAACGTGCCATCTTTCTTTTCGTGCATCATTACATTGTCAGGGTTAAATACTTGCGGTTTAACATTGTTACTCGCAAAATGTTGCAAATTCAATTTTAATTTTTGTGTTTGTTCCATTTAAATGCCTCCGTTAATTTTTGATAATTCTTTTTTGTTTAGCGATTTCAGCCAAGTTTTGCGGTTTATTTTTAGACGAGTGGTTAAATGAATCCCCACCAGTCAATGGTGATTGTCTAGCGTTAACCTTAACCGCTTCACTAACTGCTTTTTTTACTGCATTAGAAAAAGCTTCAACGTTCGATTTAGTTTGTTCTGCAGTGTCAGTTACAACCAAATTGACAACCTCATCTGACGAATCAACTTCCGCTTCGCTTAACATTTTCCTTGCTTCTGAACGCATTTCATTTAATTGTTTTTCTGAGCGTAATTGCTCCAGCTCTTTTTCCATTTGCTCGCGTTCATATTCATCTTTTTGATCCTTGTTCATTTTCGCTAATTTAGCAGCTTCTTTAGCAGCTTCTTCTGCTTTTTCTCTTGCATACTCATCAGCTTTTTTCTTTTCGTGGGCTACACGACGTTCAAGTATTTCATCAACTTTCTTTTGTTGCTCTGGCGTGAAAGTTATTTCAGTACCTTCGTCATTTTCTTTCTTATCAGGATCTCTTTTTTTACCATCTCCACCTGGTTCATCCGGATCATCTGATTGGTCTGCAAAAAATTGCAAATTAAACTTAAGTTTATTTTCTTCCATGAGATATACCTCCATTTATAGTCTGTCGACTGTTTTTCCATGCGTGCTTTTTATGTCATCAGCACGTTTTGGACATAAAAAATAGCCAACACAATTAAGTGCTAGCTATTAAAAGAGTGGTTCGTTATATTTCGGTTTTTCTTTATTGGCTAATACTGCCGACCTTACGCTGTCTAAGTTTGCATCAATAATAACTGTTTCGTTTCGCTTTTGTAACTCTTTACGTATACCTTTTAACTCTCTTGCTATGTCTCTAAGGTATTTGTCAGTATTGCTCATACCAATATCCTCCAAACACTTAATTTACTATCATACAATGCTAACTTGCCTTTAAAAACTTTTACTTTTAAATCAATCATCGCTTTTCACTTTTCCTCCGAAGTATTTTGTTTTTCGTTTCTTGTTTGGTTTTTTCGGCCACATAGATTTAGGTAGTAATGCACAATCTGAACGACAATTGATATGCATAGGGTAGAAATTAACACCAATTTTAGCGTCTTTAACTTTGAATATTTCTCCATTAAGCCCCTTGCATACTTTAGTTGTTCTACTATCAATTTTTGCAATATACATATAATATCCTTCCGGTGAAATTTCTTTCATGCTGTCAATACTTGATTGTGCGTGAACACGTGCCGATTCCGTATAAAGCAATGATTTAATTGCTGCAGTCTTTTGTCTTGCTGTGCCTTCGAATTTGTTTAGGTGCTTGCGCATATCTTTAACATATTCATTTGGATGTCGACCTCTAATAACCACATTAGCAATTATTTCTTCTACTTCTTGTTTCATCGCTTCAGTATTAGTCCATAATCGCTCTGACCAAACGACACCATGAAATTGTGTATCAACGATTGTATCTATAACTTCTTTAGCTACTTGTACACCTTCACCTAAAATACCTGCTTGATCACTGAACACACGATAAGCTGTTGATTCGAAATATTCCCTCATAGATAATTCAGTTTGAGCTGTTGCATAAGCAATTAAGAATTCGATTTGAATCTTTAACATCTGTTCTCTAGATACATACATTTTCGTGTTATACTTCTTTAATTCTTCATTTGCTCTATCGCTAAAGTCCTTGTTTTCGACCAATCTTTTTGCTTCTTCTTGAAACGCTTTTACATCGAACTCATCAATAATCTTTTGTGCTTCTTGTAATGTAACGCCTGCAAAATCTCCGTACTTAACAATAAACGCATTGATTTCTTTTTCAATGCGCTTAATCATCATATTCAATATACGTTCTATTTCTTCAGCTTTAGTTTTATC